TGTAGACATTTTTGTACATTCTGTCAGTTCAAAAGATATTGTTACCCCAAGTTTAAAATGGTACTAGATATTATTTATGAAAATCAAAGTAAAAGAGGTATCTATTGCTATTGTTTTACTTTATTAAATAATAGGGAATTACATGTATATGGAACACTCGATGATTGGTACAGAGATACACCATCAGCTGTTTATACTGATGTAACATCAGTATCATCATTTCCTGTAAAATAGAAAGGAGTAATTATGATAACAAATTATATAAAGTAATTTAAAAGGAGAGTACATAGTGTACTCTCCTTTAGTATATCTTATACATTAACTTTCAACAGACCGAAGGTTGCAAACCCGAAAACCTTGGTGGCTGTATAATTTCAACAGTGCTACCCACCTCAGTGAAAGTGAAAGCCAATGCAGATACCTTAGTAACTTATACAGGTCATTAATGCTTCTTTACTTCTTAAGTCCTTAAATCTAAATGCACCGTGTTCAAAGTAATATCTTAATTGCTGTATAAAGAACGAATTATTTTTAAGCATTACATAGTTAATATTATGGTCATCTGTAGTAACGCTTATCTTATTAGGAAATGTCTTATCTGCATTATCATCACAATACAAATATCCTAAATTTCTATACTCTCTAATAGCATATTCTTTTCCTTTATATTTAATAGTAGCTAGGTACTTATTAACTTTATCAGCAGGCTTCTCAATAAATGCTAAATTATCATTTAAGTATACGTTCTCACTTGCGTAGCTTACATACTCATTATTTCTAAAGGCTCTATTAATACCACTTTCCTTTTGTGCTCTGCTTGCTGTTTCAATGAAACCATTTTCTAGTACAAATCCATCACCTTTAAGGAAATTAGTTTCTTGGTTCAATCTTGAAGATATTCCTAATTCAACATAATATGGATTTATAATAGAAACTTGGTTACCTAGCATATACACAGGAACATATCTAACTTGTTCACCTTTACCTCTAGCAATAGAAGTATGTATACTAAGAAACTTCTTTATTTCATCAGTACAATAATGATTAGTTTCTGATTGAAATTCATCAAAAATAATCATATCTACATCTGAGAATAAGTGTGAATACTTTTTAATTTGGTCAGCACTATTAAGTGTAATAGCATAACCACAACTTTTTTCAGTATCTTCATCATCAGCTTCCATCATAAATAGTTCATGGTATATACCGTTTGCTCTTCTTTTAGATACCATGTTATAATGGCTAAAGAATAAACCTTTTAAGTCCTTAAAGAATTTATCTCCGACATCATCTAATTCATAGTTGTACCTATATAATAGTGCAAACTTTGAACCTGTTTTCATAAATCTATTAACAGCAAGTCTGCCAAAATATGTTGTCTTACCACCTGTTCTATTTGTTGTGCATAAGTACAACTCTGGCTGTCTACCATTAATATCTTTTAATGACAATAATTTAGTTCCATCATAATATTCATTACTCATATATTTTACCTCTTCTTTATTATAACACAATTTATTGTAAAATACAAAGAAATGTGGTATAATTAAGAAAACAGGAAAGGAGTAAATAGTATGCCAACATACAATGAAGTAATGACTTTTATATCAACAGTTGGTTTTCCTATTGCAATGTGTTGTGCTTTAATGTGGTACTGCTATAAGCAAAATGAGTTGCACAAAGATGAGACCAACAAATTGTCAGATGCTATACATGAAATGACAATAATGTTACAACAGCTAATGGACTTTCTAAAGAAATAGCGAGGTACAAAATGAGCGGAATTGGAAGTGCAAGACATGACGAGAATGGAAGGATTATCGGTGGTAAGGTTGGTGACCAACTACAAACTATTTTAAATGGTAATGACCTTAATGGTGAAGTATCAATGCAGAATATGTATACACATAAATATGGTTGGTACATTCTAAGACCAAAGGAACTAGCCCACGCAGACAGAATAGCTTGTGCTATGGTTATAGCTTGTAATAATGCTAATATTGGTTACAATCAAAATGCCGATAGAAGTAAACCTATTGATGTTGCAAGTGATATTCCTATTAATTGTGATTGTTCAATGCTAGTACGTGGTTGCATATATGCAGGAACAGGACAAGATGTTGGAAATTTTGATACATCAAATGAAGTACAAATACTTACAAAAAGTGAACTTTTTGGAGAGAGAATTGAGTACATAAGTGAAGCGAAAACACCTGTTTATATTGGTGACATTCTTGCTTCAAGAAGAAAAGGGCATACAGTTGTTGTAGTTACAGGTAAAAACAGAAGAGATTTAATAGTTACTGACTACAGCACATACTATCCAAGGTACACAGGTTCTTCTACTTCCATAGTAACATCCTTAAAGGCAGTTGGTGAAAAAGATACTTCTCTTAATCATCGAAAAGAAATAGCATATGTCAATGGTATTATTAACTATAAAGGTACTGCAAGTCAGAACCTTACAATGGTGAAAATGCTAAAGGCAGGAATATTAAAAATGAAGGTATAATATGTGGTACGCTAAACCCAAAGGTGCTTATGGTATTAATAGTGATGAAGCTAAGAACAACATGTTTGAGATATATAATGTTCTTAGAAGCGAATTTACCATTGAAGCAATATGTGGCATACTAGGAAATATGAATGGAGAGAGTGGGTACAACCCGTGGAGATGGCAGGGTGACAAAGTTAATAGAAAGAACGGCTATGGCTTAGTTCAGTTCACACCTGCAAGTGGATATCTTGATGATTATGGTACATCATACCCAGGGTTCGCCCCTAATCTTAGTGTCGCAGGACAAACTAGTGGTGCAAATGCCAGTGATGGAAATGCACAAACTTGTGTAATCCGTGATGATGCCGCAGGGAAATATATTGACCGAAGAAGTTGGTGTAATTATTATGACCTAAGTAACACATATCCTTTTAGTAAATTTAAACAAATTACAGATTTAAAGGAAGCAACAATTGCATGGTTATTTAATTATGAAGCACCAGCTGATAGGTCAGAAAGTGTTGCAAATTCAAGATATGGTTGGGCTACACAATGTTATGAGATTATAACAGGAGAAACACCACCCACTCCACCAAGTCCACCTTATCCACCTGTACCACCTACACCTATTCATAGTGGCAAAATGCCAATATGGATGTATTTAAGAAGATTATAAGGAGATTAGCTATGGCAGTATTAAGTAAGAAAGAAATATTGGAACAAGTAAAAACTATTGTTGGTGAAAATACTGATGATACAACACTGAAATTCTTGGAAGATATTTCTGATACAATGGATGACCTCGAAACCAAAGCAAAGGGTGACGGGGAAGATTGGAAAACTAAATATGATAATCTTGATAAAGAATGGAGAACAAAATATCAAGAGAGATTTTTCAATGGCTCACCAGAAGATGATAAAAATGAGCCAGACAATGATTTAACAAAGCCACAGGATTTATCCGAAGATGAAGAAGATGATGCGCCAAAACATTTTGAAGATTTATTCACAGAGGGTAAATAGAAAGGAGAAATAATATGGCTAAGAAAATTGCAGTTTCAAACTTAAATGCTAGTACCATTGATATTATCAATGTTATTAGACAGAATGCTTCGTATGAATATCAGAGCAAAGTGCCTAAAGTAGAAAAGGCTAATGATATTCCTAAAGTTGGTGAGACAATCTATGGTACACCTGCTTTTGCAAATGAATTTTTAAATGCACTTCTTAACAGAATTGCTCTTGTTAAGGTAAAGAGTGCTACATTTAATAATCCTTATGCTGGATTAAAGAAGGGTTACTTAGAGTTCGGTGAAACAGTAGAAGATATTTTCGTACAGATTGCTTCTGTTGTTGAATTTGATGCAGACAAGGCAGCTGCTAGAGAGTTCAAGAGAACCTTCCCTAAAGTAGAGTCAGCTTTCTATGCAATGAACTGGAGAGTTATGTACCCTGTTACAATACAGGACAAAGATTTGTACACAGCTTTTCAGTCACTTGACGGTGTACAGAACCTTATTGCAAAGATTGTAGATGCTATTTATACAGCTGCTGAGTATGATGAGTTTTTACTTTTCAAGTACCTTCTTATTAAGGCTGTTGCAAGCGGAAAGATGTATCCAATTGCTGTTGGTGATGGTACAGACCTAAAGGTTGATGCTGTTGAGTTCCGTGGTACATCTAATGTACTTCCATTTATGAGTTCACAGTACAACGAAGCAGGTGTACTTACCACAACTCCTAAAGATAGACAGATTATCTTCATGGACGCTAAGTACAATGCACAGTTTGATGTAAACGTACTTGCTTCTGCTTTCAATATGGATAAAGCTGATTTCATGGGAAGGCTACATCTTATTGATAACTTCACAACATTTGATAACACACGTTGGAGTGTTATTAAAGAGCACTCTGATGGTATTGAAGATGTAACAGCAGATGAGTTAGCTCTTATGCAGGACATTAAGGCAATCATTGTTGATGAAGAGTGGTTCCAAGTTTACGATAATAAGACAGTATTTACTGAAACTTATGTAGCTAGTGGACTATATTGGAATTACTTCTTACATACATGGAAGACAATTGCTCACTCACCATTTGCTAATGCTGTTGTATTTGCAACTGCTAATGGAGAATTACCTACATTGCCTGAAAGTCTTACAGCTACAGTTGATACAGTTGCTGACTCAGAAAAGGCTATTGCTCTTGCACTTTCAATTGCTGATAATGTTTCACTTTCTCCATCATCTTACAAGTTCGAGCAGACAGAAGGTCTCACTGAGGATGGAGTTGCTGTACAGAAGTATGGTGCATTGATTGTTCCAAAGGCAGAGACACCAATTAGTGATGAACTTGTTATTGGTGTTGGCAGTGCTACTTATTCAAGTTCAGCTGTTACATTTGCTAGTCTTGAAGTTGGTACTGAAATTACATTCCAAAAGCAGGAATAATTAATTGACTTTATGGACTACATCTTGAAACATAGATGTAGTCCTAATAAGTAGAAAGGAAGTATTAATATGTATATACAACCTAATACAACTGTTAGACTACTTACAGGTGTACCACTTGATAATACATATGCACATACATTGTACTTTAGTGATAAAGCTAGTCAGACTTCTTACTTTGAAAGTAAGACCAAAGCAGGTTGCTTACTTAGTAATTTAAGCTATCAGAGATATACTAAAGGAAGTTTAAGAATACAGAAGTTAGCTGATGATATTTATGATTGCAACTATATGATGTTTCAGAACACTGCTTATGGTAACAAGTGGTTCTATGCTTTTATTAATAATATTGAATATGTTAGTAACACAGTTTGTGAGATTACATATGAGATAGATGTTATACAAACATGGTTTTTTGATGTTACATTATTGCAGAGTTTTGTGGAACGTGAGCATAGTGCTACGGATGTGGCAGGTGAGAACATAGTTCCCGAACCTGTCAATATAGGGGAATACTTCCAAGGTAACACAAAACAAACAAGTATGTTTGATGAATGGGGATGTATTATTGTTACACCTTACAAACGAATTGAAAACCCTGGTCCCATTGGAAGTCAATATATATGGACTAATTTATCAAATGATATACCAATAATGCCAACTAGAATTGACAGACAAATGCATTCTTTATTCTACACAGTTGTTAAAACAGATGCAGATATGGCTCAATTTTTGTATGAATTAAATGACCAAGGTATTGCTGAGTCAATAGTTACTATTTATCCTGTTCCTTTAGACTGGATAAGCAATTACAGTAGCGGTGACATTTTAAGTGGATTAACACCATATGATAGATATGTTTATTTTAACAGTGTACCGACATCTTTAGGTGACTATACACCTAAGAATAAGAAATTACTTACTTATCCATATAACAAATTCATACTTGATACATCTGACGGAAATAGAAGAGAATATGCCTTTGAGTGGTTCTCACAATCAGAAGAAACTGTAGCTTTTACAATATATGGCAACCTGTTACAGAATATGAGCTTTAGAGCTGTGCCAAATTCCTATAAAGGTAAAGCCCTAAATAATCAAGATAGTGCATTATTAACAGATTTTCCATTAACATCATATGTCGTAGATAGTTTTAAAGCATGGCTTGCTCAAAATAAAACAAGAATAGCTTTTCAAACAGCGTCAGCACTTACAGGAAGCGGAATGGGTGACGTAGTAGCAGGTTCACAAATGCTTACACCAGTTACCAAGGTACTTAGTAAAAAAGGTGCTGAAATGATGTCAGGTGGTATTGAAAAAATGGCTAAAGAAGGTGTACGTGGAATTGGCGGTACATTAACAGATATTATTTCTCATAGTGTAAACAGATATACCCCAAGAGGTTCTGCTGATGGTTCACTAGAAATAGGTATGAACATCAAAGATTTTATCGGTTATCAAGAATATGTAAACCCTAATAATGCTCGTATCATTGATGATTTCTTTAACTGTTATGGATATGCAACTCACAGGGTAAAAGTACCTAATAGAAACGTAAGACCACATTGGACTTATGTAAAAACTATAGACATTAATCTTGAAAGTAATGCACCTAGTGATGATACAAGTAAGATAGCTTCTATCTATGACAATGGTATCACATTTTGGAGACACCCATCAGAAGTTGGAAACTATTCACTTGATAATTCACCTAGGTAGAAAGGAGAACTATGGGAAGAAGAAAGAAAGACACTTTTGTTGAAAGTGCTTTAATGAATAACCGAACATACATACAGTATTATAATCGCTTAACAGAATTAGCATTATCAATGTTTGAGTGGACTAATCTACCTTCAACTGTTGACGCTAGATTCCTAGAAATGTGCTTATTTGCTGATGGAAAGGCTGTATTCTTTAAGGATGAAGATTTAGGTTATGTAGGATTACAGTGTGCAATAAGTGGCAGGTTAAACGTGTACAGAATACCTATCAACAGAAGAGCCTACGCGACAAATGGTTATAATAAAAATCTTACTGATAAAGATAGCGTTATTATTTATAACAACTTCATGCATACTAATTCTAAATTGGATGTTGAAATGTTCTCTAAGAGATTGTACAATTTAGATAGAATAATTGACGTTAATGCTAATGCACAGAAAACACCTGTACTTATTAAATGTTCCGAAGAAGAGCGTATGACCATGTTAAATCTATACAAAGATTTTGATGGAAATGCACCTGTTATATTCGGCGAAAGTGACTTAAATACTAATGGTCTTACAGTTTTGAAAACAGAAGCACCATATGTTGCAGACCAAATTTATCAGCTTAAGACTCAGATTTGGAATGAAGCATTGACATACCTTGGTATTTCTAATATTAACACTGTTAAAAAGGAACGCCTTATAACTGATGAAGCTATTAGAAATAATGGTGGTACTGTAGCTAGTCGTTATTCAAGACTAGAAGCACGTAGACAGGCTTGCAAGCAAATTAATGAAATGTTTGGACTTGATATTTGGTGCAACTTTAGAGAAGATTATCGTGAATTAGATGATGAAGTTGATGTTGAAGATAATAATGATACAGAAAGGAGTAATGAAAATGAGTAAATATACTACAGAGTTACGCTTTATCTGTGAAACCTATGCAGGACTTAGTGAAAGTGTTGGAGAAAATAGTATTGAAAATGTTATCACTAATTCATTAGATAAACTATTTGATTTTAATTTTCCAATCTTTGACGAAGAATATCGTAAAACTCTTGAAACAAAAATAGTAAAGCATTATTATACAAGAGAAATAGGATATGAAACAGTTGGCAGGTGGAAACTTGCACTAAATACTAAGCTAAATGAGATAATGCCTTATTACAATAAGCTATATAAAAGTGAGTTGTTAGAGTTTAATCCTCTTTATACTCATAATATAACAAAAACAGGTAACAAGACAGGACAGGGAACTTCACAACAGACGACAAACGATACAGGTTCAAAGGATATACAGCACAACGAAACTAATAATGATGTTATTACAGATAACAGCACTAATTATAGGCTTTATAGTGATACACCACAGGGTGGTTTAACAGGTGTTGACAGTGAAACTTATTTAACTAATGCTACAAAAACAACAGTAAACGAAAGTAGAAATGAAGAGCACGGAATACACATCAATGATACTACAAGTACGACAAACAATGGAACTAAAAATGGCAATACCAATACTACAGAAGAATATTTAGAGAGTGTTGTTGGCTATGAAAATAAAAATCCATCAAAAAGTTTACAGGATTACCGTGATACTTTCTTAAATATTGACATGATGATTATAAATGATTTAAACAAATTGTTTATGGGTATTTGGTAGAAAGGAGCTAAAATGAATTCATTTACAACTATACCAAAATTCAGATTTTGGTGCCAAAAAATATTACCATTAGTTTATGATGATAGTCTAAGCTATATGGAATTGTTATGTAAGGTTATTGATTACCTTAATAAAGTAATTGAGGATATTAATAATATACCCGATTATATCAATGAAGTAGTAAGTGAAGATGTATTAAAAGATATACTATCAGAACTACTAGATGAATTGAGAGAACAGATAGCTAGAGCTAATGAAGGCAAAAACACTACAGCTAGTTTTAATAGAGATGTTGATGAATTAGTGTGGTTAGATGGTAAACTAGTTAGGATGACTAGAGCTATACTTGCAGGTGATAGATATGTTGAAGATGATGGTACACCTGATGTAACAGGCAATTTTGTATATACTTCTGTTGAGATGGAGTTACAGAGGGTGAAAGTTAATCTTACTAATGAGATTAATGCTAGGATACAGGCTGATACGCAGTTGCAGGGCAATATTGATGCTGAGGAACTAGCACGACAGCAGGCAGATACACAGTTGCAAAGTAATATTGATGCTGAGGAACTAGCACGGCAGCAGGCTGATACACAGTTGCAGGGTGATATTGATGCTGAGGAACTAGCACG